GCATATTTGAGTATACCACCTTCTTGTTCAATAGCGGCTAGATAGCGCTGAACCAGTGGGTTTTTCCAGAGTGCGAGACTTGATAAATGAAAATTGTTATAGGGGACATTGTTAGCCCATGCATCCCCTCGCATCAAATAGTTTTCTTTGAGCATTTTCTTCAGAGAGACAAAGTCATGTTCTTTAACACCTTCCTTTCGTAGAAACTCTAACGTGAATTCCCATAGACTATGGTCAGGCATACAAGGTTCTTCATTATAGATTGTTCGGTAGACATAATCATATCTAAGAAGTTCATGAACACGAGATTCTGTAATATAGGGTTCAATGAAAAGTGAGTCATCATCCAATCGGATATAATGCGTATACGCCTGAAGCTGAGGATATGATTGAAAAGGTCCACAAAAGAATCGACACATCATAAGATACCCTTTCCTACGATGTGTGAGTTCATTATACTGTTCATCACCTCCTGAAAAATCGACTTGAATGTACTCCTTAACAGGAGGAAGTGATGTCATATCTTCTTCAGTATAGTCTTCATGGAATATGAAGATGTCGGTATTTGGAAAGCATTGCTTGGTTCTCTGAAGGGACACCCTAAGCATGTCCATTCGTAATTGTGTACCGTATGTAAATGATCTCGGTGATGCAAGATAGACAATACAGAACGACATTTATGTTATCTATTGGATTTTTGTTTGAATTTCAGACCATAAACGAGACGTCTTACGGATAAATAGAATATCAATCTGACATAGGATACCATTTGCGTAGTGATTCTCAACTATATCAAATGGTGCAAACCCAATATCGTCTACCTTACGTATATACTCTGCAAATCTAGGTGCACCGTGGTTATATTGTCCTGCAAATGAACATTCCAATAGTATAACTTCTGTTTGTTTCAAAAGTCTATCACCTCCTTTCAGAATGTCGAGTTCTGCGCCTTGACAATCTATTTTGATATAGTCAAAGGATTCATTTGGAAACAATGTATCTAATGTTGTCGTTCTACGAATCGTCGGAACTACAGTTGCATAATGACTAGTTCTCTCTTGAAATATAGAATCACCTGTTGAACCATTTGAAAACCATTGAACATCTTTCACAGTGTCGGATACAACTTGATTAATAATCCGATCCTTCGCACTTCGTAAATACGCACTATCATTTGGTTCAATAAGTGTATACTTTGCTTGTGGAAAGTATACTCGTGTTTCGCGAGTCCAGTTTCCCCTAAATGCACCGATATCTAAAATCGTATGTGGTAGCCATCCCATCGATTTGAGATGTTTATACGTTTTATCCATTATTATATAAGGTTCTCAGTTATAAATGTCTAAACGACGCATTGCATTGGTCTTTAGTGGACAACCTCGTTGTATAGACGGTATTTCATATGAAGGATTTCGTAAATGTATTTTGGATCAATACGATGTAGACGTCTATGCTCATTTCTGGGGAGATCTAGAATCTGATAAGTCAACCGGTTCTGTTAGCCAAAATATAGAACTGTTCAAAACACTCTATACTCCCAAGTCAATCCAGGTGGATAAGCCATTATTAGCTGAAGAGTTTCCTCTATCATTCATTGAACGACATTCCCCAATACCTATCACACGAGATAACGTGCTTGATCTAAAACCGTCAAACTGGGCATATTGGGTTAGAAATTGTGTATCCATGTATACCTCGATGGGTCGAGTATATGATTTGGTGGAATCCAGTGGTGTAAAGTATGATTGGATTATCCGAACACGAACTGATTGTGTCTTGTTGAGATATCCAAGATTAGAAAAGTTAGATCCGAACTACATGTATGCTCCTGACTGGCATGGACCTCGTAATCCAGTCATTGTAAACCATGCTCTTATTGTTCCTCCTTCGATTGCTCCTACGTTGTTTCGAATTAGACATACATTAGAAGGATTGTGTGGAAATATGGATGAGACATTTATCTACAATCATTTATGGTATCATGGATTTCTAGATCGTGTGCGAACATTACCAATGACTGTATTTTACCCAACACTCACTCGAAATGGAGTTCAGACAGACAAGCCTGAACCTACTATGAAGAGTGAAATTATAGAAGCTCCTTATAGTTTTAGTCCTGTTCCTCGTGTATAACTGGCACATCTGCTTGGAAAAATATCAAAGAAGAAACGAAAATGTCTTCATAACACGAGCCGGTGTAAAGTTCATATAACCATTTGACTGCATGTTCTTTTTCCAAGCATTGGTTGCAAATATGTCAACAAGTTCATTCTTAGTCGTATACTGTGTAGAGGCTGAACCTAGAACTTCAATATGTGCGCGTTCTGTTGAGAGTCCATAGGTTACAATAGGTTTTTCACACACAGCAAACTCACCACATGAAAGTCCAAAGGTTTCTCCTCGTTGACGAGCGTGAAGCATGACATCGCATGTGTTTATGAACTTCCGCTTTACGAATGCATCGGTTGTTCGAGGAATGTATAGTATGCGTGGGTGATCTGCAAATGGTTTCGTGTTCATTGCTATAAAAAAGGCAGATGGGTTTGCGGTTAGAATCTCAACAATCGCAGAGTACACAAATGGAATATCGAATGAATCATATGAGCCATACCGTCCAATGACCAATGCATCTGATGGAATAGTGAGTTCAGTTCGAAAGGATTCCGAATGATCTGCTACAGTTATCATGTGAGGTAAAATGGGCACGTTGGTTTTATGAAGTTCATTCAAAGCAGGACTGATTGCACAGTAGATATCTCCGTGAGGATAACGAGTCGTAAATACACAATGTACTATACATTTACATGCTCTAGTAGTGAACCAATCTTTTTCACCTGATTTGATAACGTATAGTACATGTAACCGTTGTTCTCGAACAATCCGATCAATGTCTGGCTGTGAATTAATATACAATACTCTAAACCGTTTGGAGAACTTCTCATATATCTCCCCATTCGTCGTTCGCATATCACGTGTTAGAACCACAGATGTATTCCCTAGAAGTGTTTCATTGTAGTGTGCGTAATCATAAAGTGCAACTTCAGTGCCACCATAGGATATGTGATTTGTTAAGAATCCCACTCGCTTCATATATATTTCAGATAGTAATCAAACTTATCTCTTTTGACGAATGTCAATACTGAGGCTTGAAGTTTGTAAGGAAATACTCTAGATCTTCAGGTACACCTAGCCCCCACATTCTCTTACAATCTTCTATTGTAATCTTCAATCCATCCGCAATTGCTTCATTGTATACAGGTACAGTGTAGAACTCATTATTGACTCGAATATTCTTTGAGATCATTTGTTCTGTAAACTTGACAAAGTCAGATCCACGTTTCCACATATACACACCTGTAGTTGCGTGATCTGAGAACGGATCTTTCTCACGAACCTCGGTAACATAACCGTCTTTAATAGCAGCATAGGACCATTTTGGGTTGCGATCACCATCAAATGTAGAGATCTTACCATCTGCATCCGACGACAAGAACGATTGTACAAACTCACATGCATTAAACTCAATGAACTGATCGCTATTTGCAATTAAAAGTGGAGTGTCGTTATTGATCTGATTTTTCGCAAGTAATACCGTACAAGCTGCACCTTCTGTAACCTTATGAACTACAATAATAGAACAGTCAGGTGCGATTGAACGAAGATATTCCTTACAAGACGCAGGGTAGTCTGCACGAATGATAAACACAAATCGCGCACCGGTCACTGCAAGATTATCAACTACCCATGAAATCATGGGCTTGCCATGAACCGGAATAAGTGGTTTGGGATCCGTGTATCCAGCTTTTGTAAATCGACTTCCATTACCAGCCATGGGAATTACGATCGTGATCGGTCTAACGGCGTTCATTACAAACTCTTCAGTTAAAGACGATGGCGTAGGAACGCAAATAACTCTAGATCCGCTTGCTCGTGCTGCTGCAAGACCTATTGGTGAATCCTCAAAGATGAGTGTATCGTTAGGATCCACTCCAGCTTTCTGATGACAAAGTTGATAAATCTCTGGAGTAGGTTTTGGAGACTGGACGTCTTCATTTGACACCGTAAAGGTGAATAAGTCGCGAATTCCAAGGGCATTCAGTGCAGCGTCGAGTGTAGCTCGGATACAATTTGTCGCACAGGCTGTCTGATACCCTTCATCACGTAAGCGTGTCAACATTGAATAGAGTATGGGTGAGTTAGAAACCTTGGACACAGCAGTAGATGTTAGATCCTGCTTGCGAACAAAGATATCGTCGAATAGCAGTGGTGACAAGTTCTTATGGTCTTCAAGCATAGCGAGCTTCGCACGAGTACTTCGACCATTGTACATTGATTCATGTTCCTCTCTTGATATACAGAAGGTGTCTCCAGCCACTTCACAAATGGCCTGATTGAGTGTTTCATAATGAACCTCGCAAAAATCAAGTAAGACTCCGTCTAGGTCAAACACAATCAACTTCATTTTAAGGAGGGTGAACTATATACTTTATGTTGATTATTGCACATCGTGGAAATACGAACGGTCCTAATCCAGAAACAGAAAACAAAGAGGAAACAATATCCTCTGCGATTGCAGAGGGGTTTGAGTGTGAGATTGATGTATGGCGCATGAATGACCAGTTATGGTTGGGACATGACGAACCTCAATACAGTACGTCCTTATCTTTTTTAACTCAATACCGTAGCGTGTTATGGATTCACTGTAAGAACTTAGAAGCTCTTAGTTATCTAAAGGATCATTTCAATTGCTTCTTTCACGATAAAGATCTATATACCCTAACCAGTCGTGGATATATATGGGGAAATATTAGTAGTCCATGCAACTCATTGATTGTACAAGTAATGCCTGAACTGAGTGGAGTGTTCTCAAGTGAGTGCTATGGTGTTTGTACAGATTACCCTATTCGATACGCATCTATTCTCGTTTGAGTTCAGATGTGTGGGTTTCCCCTTGTTACTTATTTATTTTAGACTATAAAGTCTCAACGATCACGTTTAGTTGGAGTATGCGAGACCGCCCATGCCTGACATAACTCGGAGAACGTTGTAGTTAACTGCATAGACGCGGACTTGAGCAGTGCGGCCAGATCGGACTGTGTTGACTGACACAGTGAGCTGAAGGGTTGCCTTGTCGATACGTGAGAAGTTGCAGGTGCCTGAAGGCTGGTGTTCCTCTGGCTTGAGTGCGAAGGAATACACGTTGATACCGACCTGAGGAGTTCGGCTGTGGTGTTGGTAAGGTTGAACGCGGTCGAAGTATCGTCCCTCGCGCTCTGTGAATCGGTCTTGGCCGTTGAGCTGGAGCTTGGCAACCTCGACTGGGTTCTTGCCTGAGCATCGAACACCTGAATCGAGGATAACCTTGGCGAGGAGGTAGTTGGTGGTGTCTGCAAAGACTTCGTCGCCTGCATCGGAGATGGAATCCAACCAAGAGGCACCGGCCAATGAAGGACCGACTGCGATACCGATACCTGGGAGGTAAGGACCTGAAGGACCATCGCCAGAGGTGGTAGGAACGACAGTGGTTGATGCACCGCCACCAAGAGAGCCACGTGCGAGCACATCCATGACAATACCCTCAGTGGTAAAGTCATCTGTGTAGTTGAATGGCTGGCATCCATTGACCTCTGAGATGAAGTTCTGGTTGGGTGTGCAGTCAACGAAGGAGTCTCGTTGAACAACCCAGACAAGCTCCTTGACAGGGTGGTTGAAGTTCAACTGGATCTTGTTGGAAGAGGAGGTGATGGACTCTGCACCTGTGAACTGGAGCTGCTCAATCAAATACTCATGGGTCTGTTGAGCAAATCGTCGTCGCTCTTCAGTGTCCAAGTAGACATAGTCAATGTAGAGGGAGGCAGCAGTCAAGGACTGGATTGCAGTGGAGGGTGCAGTGGCACCGATCAACTCATAATAGGTGCAGTTGATCCATTGCTCGAACTCAACATTGATGCGGACCTCGTGGTATTGGAGGGCAATGAGAGGGATTGCAAGACCTGGGTTTCTGCAGAACCAGAACTGAAGAGGGATATAGAGGGTCTTTGCAGGTGTTCCGGCACGAGGTGCGCAGGAGTTGGTGAGCTCTGCACCAGCGCAAGAGGCATCCAAGGCATAACCCTTACGGTCCTTCATGAGGACGAGGTCGTGGGTGTTGCCGATCATGTCATCGAGGGCTGCAACGGTACCTGCATCTTGGGAGAGCTGGGTCCAGATTTGGAGCCAGTCGCCATATTGTCGGTCAATTCGCTGACCTCCAATCTCGAGCTCAATGACCTTGAGGAGTCGGTGTCCAATGTAGTTGAGCCATCGGAATCGGTTCAAGTTGGTGGAAACTGCAGAGAGATCAACTGCTGGGAGAACAACCTGGACGTATGTTCGGTACATCAAGTCTGCGTTACGGTTGATGACTGCAGTGACACGCTTGTTGAAGTCGGCTTGGCCGTTGAAGGTGACTTCAATGGACTCCATGGCGAAGTTTGTATGACGCTTGTAAAGCACCTTCCAGAAAGTGATTTGAGGATTGCCGGAGATGTAAATATCCTGCGCACCGTAGCTAACAAGTTGTAGAAGACCGCCACCCATGTTGTTGTGTCTCATGGCAAGAAGATTTTTTTCAGGAACGATGTAGGAAAAAAGGAGTTAAGGAATGTCCTCCGCTAGACACTAATGGATGAAGATCAAGTCTTAGCACTGGCTGTCGCAGTGACACTCACGTTAACAGGGTTATGCTGCTGGGCGTGTGGACTACACAAGATGTTCATTCGAGAGCGAATCATTGAAGACAGTACATCGCTATTATGATGAAACTTTCAGGATACATACGACTGTTTAAGAAATGGACCCCATCGGAATCGTAGCGATTGTTGGAATCTTAGCAGTAGCAGGATGTTTTGGGTATCTTTATCGGAGAGATATGCATCGTTACAATGCGAAGATGTCTA